GAAACGCCTATGCTCACCAGTAGTCTTGAAAGACTTTACCTTTCCATTGTTGGCAAGCGTCTTGAGCGTGTTGATTGACACTCCAAGATATTCGCTTGCTTCTGTGATTTTATAGATTTTCATTTATTCGCTTCTCTGCTATTTTGAAATACTCTGGGTCAAGTTCAATACCGATGAAGTTTCGGTTGGTGTTTATACAAGCTACACCTGTTGTTCCAGAACCCATACAGTTATCTAAAACTAAATCTCCTTCATTGGTGTAGGTTTTAATTAGATATTCAAATAGTGCTACTGGTTTTTGGGTTGGGTGAAGTCCACGACAATCCTCTCGGTTATTGAAGTATTGAACACTACTTGGGTTTCTCAACTCGCCGTAATTTCCAGTTCGCTCTGTGTTTAATAAACCACCATTTGCTTCGCCAGTTTTACTTTCAAGAGCATTGTACTTATATTTTATTCTTTCTTTACCACTGCCCTTTCTTTCTTCCATAATCGGATTATAAATAGTTTTACCCTTTCCAAAAACTAAAATATCCTCATGTTCTTTCATTGGTTGATACTTCAAAGTCGCAAAGTTACTACCAACTGCTTTTTGCCAAATCCAAGAGTATTTGAACATATCAGGATTACTCATCACCAAAGCACTCGTAAAAGGTTGTGAAGCCGTTAGCACTATCGCCCCGTTAGGCTTGATAAGGCGTTTGTACTGCTCCCATAATGGCTCGAAAGGAATAATAGTATCCCACTTGCAGGCGGTAGTTCCGTAGGGTAAATCACAGAGTATCATATCTATACTTTTATCAGGTATATCCTTCATCTTTTCCAAGCAATCGCCTTGTATCAATTCAATCTTTGGCATCTTTCAACTCCTTAACTAATTTTTCGTTTGCATCAACATCCCAAGATATTCACTTGCTTCTGTGATTTTATAGATTTTCATTTATTCGCTTCTCTGCAATTTCACAGTATTCTTTGGATATTTCAGAACCAATCCAATTTCTTTTATTCAGGATTGCCATTTTTGCAGTTGTTCCGCTTCCCATGAATGGGTCATAAACTATATCACCTTCATTGCTCCATGAAATGATATGGTCATTTGCTAAATCTTGCGGGAATGGCGCTGGGTGACTCTTAGAAAAAGAATCATGTCCAGAGGTCTGATTATATTTCCATATATTAAATCTTCTTCCAAATTGCTGTGTTTCTATCTCTCTATACTTTCTACCAGTGTCGGCAGTAAATTTATCTCTATTAGAGTTTACCGTTTGCTTACCAACTTTTTTATTCTCTCTATCATAAATTAAATTAAATGTATTAATTTTCCCCTTTGTAAATATAAACATATATTCAAAATTTTGGATATAGCATTTATTACTCCCACAAGCACCACATCCACTTTTTTCATATATCATCGTATCATGTAAATTAAAACCAATTTCTTTAAAATATAAAGCCTGTCTAAAACTTGTTCCAGTTTCGCTTCCTTTAATCGTGGCATCTCCAACAATCCACACCACTACTCCACCTTCTTTTGTAACACGATACAATTCTTTTGCCACAGCCTCAAAGTCAAAACTATATCCGTTGTAGGCTCTAAGATTATCATAGGGTGGACTTGTTACCGTCAAATCAACGAAACAATCTGGCATCTTCGCCATTGTGTCGAGGCAATTTTCATTATAAATTTTATTTACTTCCATCTTTCAACTCCTTAACTAATTTCTCGTTTGCATCCGCAATCTTCTGCATATCCTCAACGGATATTTCTTTTTCCAAAGGCTCGAAGAAATAAACCTTCTCGTCCTCTGTCTGGAAATACTCTTTCGTTACCTTTATGACTTTCATATTTCACTCCTATATTATAGTGCATTTTTGGCTAAAAAGCAAGTGATTTTAACCGATTTCTTTTGATTTTGTTGGATTTTCATAAGCAGTTAGAACCTCGATTAAATTGCTTATCATTGCCTTCATTGTGTAAACGTGTTTTATTTAACTCTCCAAACATTGAAATTGTAATTACACGATCCAAAATGGAACTATCATTTGCAAAATCGCAACCATCGCCAAAACAAACAAAAGGGAAAATGGATTCTTTTAGCAAAGCAGTTCTAAAACCTATTACATTTTTTCCCAATCTTTCTATTGCGTTTCCTTTTGCTTGCTTTTTCTTACCTTCTTGTGCTCTTAAATCATTAGTTCCTTGGTTTTTAACTTCTGTAATTAAAATAGGGTAATAGTCTCCCTTTTTGTCAACAAGGGATAATATCCCACCGTCTGGCCGCATTGATGAAGATTCAAACTTATATCCGAAATCAACTTCTGGATAATGTTTCCTTAGTTCTCCAACAATATCCTTTAAAAACCACTGACGTTCGTGAGCTAGTTGAACTCCATATTTATCTGTTAAAGTCCTATATAGAGTAATGAGGCTATTCCTTAATCGTTTTTCTTGCTTCTTTGAGATACTATTTATTACAGTATCTTCTCGCTGACGACGAAGATCATTTTTCTTACTCATTAGAACTTCTCCACCAGGTATAAATATTCTTTAACGTGAATGTTACGGTTTGCTAAGTTTCGGCTTCCTCTGAATGTATTATATTTTGTTTCAAGAACTTCTGTTTTCCCAACATGTTTTAGTAATTCAAGCATCTCCTCAAGCCCGATAAAGCCTTCAGAATTGAAGGATATTAATAGATATTTAGCCTTTATTTTATCAACTAATTCCTTCATTGCTTTATATGCTTGAGATTTTTTATTATATGCAGAACGATGCCAATCATCTGGAATGCCAGATACTTCACTTATTGTTGTTGGTCTCACGTAGTTTATTATTAGATTAAGCATGAAGTAATTTGATCCGTAGGGGTGTTGGTTATATGGAGGATCAAGGTATGCAACATCAACTTCATCGACTAATCCAGCAATAATATTAGAATCACCTTTATGTATCTCTACTTCCGAATCAAATCTACTAAATACTGGTTTTTTTAATTCGATATTACCTAGAATGCGAACAAGAGCATCTTTATTATTTCCCCCAAATTGACCTTTTCCAGTCTCTGAATTCTTATAAAAACCCTTAAAAACGCCTGACGTATTCACGTGTACTGATGCTTCAGAAAGTAGCGGTGCCATAAAAAAATGATGTATTTCTTCAGGCACTTGCTCTAGTAATCCGCTAGCAGTATCAAGGTACATTGCATTACGCGGAGTATAAAAACAACGTTCGCCAAGCTGAATATTATTCATATCCTTTGGTGAGTATAATTCTCTAATAAATCCTTCTACTAATTTGTCTTCAGTTAATCCAGCTTGGAGCCATTTCATCCAATGTTCCAGTAATTGAAAGTCAACATTGGATTTATTTGAAAGATAGCATCTATTTATTATAAATGAATATTCTTCAAGATCATTTGTTATGATTCTTTCTGAATACTTCTTTAAATATCTTGAGACAACCCCACTCCCACTAAAGACATCAAATGAGGTGATCCGTTTCTTATTTAATCTTTTACGAACAATATCAACACCATTTCCAATAAACTCAAGAAGAGACCTTTTGTTGCCAATATATGTAATTAGTTGCTGTGTAAGAAATTGCTCGTCTTCGGTCGCAAGTTCTATTGCTTCTGTATCCCATAATCCAAGTAGTGTCTGTGTCATGTGCTCTCCAGTGGCGCATCTGCCCAACATTTGCTTAACCTCCTAAATTTTTTCTTTCAATCGCATACGTTAAAACTTTCGGAAATATAACTCTTGCTTCTTTCCATGTTTCAAATTCAAAATGCGATGGGACTGATAAATTATAAGGTTGTCTTTTTTTAACTGTTATCATTCCATTTTCGTTACATTTAAGTAACGTTTCTGGCTTATCCTCTACAATAATATCAGCCTCTAATTCCCATTTTTTTTCATAAAAAATTATATGGTCGTATTTAATAAAAGGGAATTGATTAGCTATTGTTTGATATTTAGCTTCTGCTGTCCCCTTTGAAAAAGGAACGGTTACAATATAAAGAGAAGTAAGCTTGTTAAGAGATTGTAACATATCGGTAGCTTCTGGAAGAAAAGGAATTGTCTTCCAGAACTCAGGATTATTCATAATTAACTTAAAAATTTTATTTCGTTTAGGACTTTTAATACATTTTTTTAAATCATAATTATTTATATACGAATCATATTCAACTCCCATTTTATCAAGCCACTTAAAAAAATGTGTAGTTAAATCATTAAGCGTGTTATCTACATCTATAAGTAATCGCACTGGTAATCTATCACTAGCTACTGTAAGCATTACCTAACCCTCCTTGTTTGTGTTTGTTGCTGAGTACTATCTTGAGAAATATTAAACACTTCATACAATGTATTTAATAAATGCGCATAATCTGTCTTTTCTTTACAAAATAAATCAATATACTCTTTTACATTATCTTTAACAGAAATATCTTCTTTAAGTTGTTCTACTATTTCATTATCATTATAGTTTTCGTTATAAATACAAGCTCGAATCAATAAATCTTCGTTTTGATAAAATTTTTTAGCTTCGTTTTCATCGATACAATTTTTAAATGTATACACATTATATACGTTTTCCTCTTCGGTAGGGAGAGGGTCTCCGAGTTTCACTTCTACATAATTTAAAATATTTTTGATAGGATATAATTTTTTTTCTTTATTTTCGATTGTGGCAAAATACCGCTTAGTAGCAGCTTCCGAAATAGTAACGGGATAGAAACTCCCCAAATATCCTTGCTCTGCGTAATCTCCTGAATGAATGTGTCCATAAAGGAAATTTTTTGCTTTAATATTAGGGAGCTTAATTTTATCAAGTGAATAAAAATCTATATCTGCAATAGTTATGTGCCCAATGCACAAATCAAATTCTTTTTCCAAAAGAGATTTATATTCTTCTTGTTCTAATAAAGATTCGTACCATTTATTAGTTCTTCCGGTATTAGAATAAATGTGAGGGAAGGCTATTGTTTTAAGACCAGAAATTTCATATTCCCCAAAATTTCTTATAATAGTTATATTTTTATAAGTCTCTTGAAGATAATCATAAGTTAAACTAACTTCTTGATATTGCACCCGACCTTCGTGATTTCCTTGAAGTATATAGATATTTTTGTATTTTAAATTTGCAAAAAGAGAATCTACATAAGTAATACATTGTCCAGATAAACGATTTTGAGAAGTTATATCCCCCAAAAATAATACATCATTTTCAATTTTGTTAAAATCTGATGTCGTAATAAAATCAATTACTTTTTCTGAAGCTTTTTTATAATAATTTTTGCTATCGTCTAAATGTAAATCACCATATACTACTAACATTACTTCACCTCCTAAAATATAATTAGTTGAATTATAATACATAATCTAAAAAAAGTCAAACCACGCATTGAAGCCTCTGCCGAACTAAAGATTCGGCAGATTCTTGCACTTAGTCGCCTGTGAAGTGCTTCCTGCTTCATCGAGTTCAGTTGCTTGCAAAGCAAGCATTGCTAAGTTTGCAACCTTAGAACTCTCCACAGGCGTAAATTCCCGTTCTTCCAACGGTATGTGACACTCCTCGGAGCAAGCCCACGAGGTTTTCTTGGCAATTCACTATAACTATGGCAATTCATATGCCACTCTAAAGAAGTGGCATTTTTCTTGCCATCTTTTCTATAAAGAAAAAAAAAGATAATTATTATCTTTTCCGCATAAATTTGAAATAATAGTTAATACAAAATTAAGTGTAGGTTTATATGTTATGTGATATGATATGATATGTAATACATTGATACTTCTTCTTGTTTTCCGTTAAGGAAAACAAGTATGATGATGACTTTCTATTCCAGAATGCTTCCGTATCCTTAACCTTCCGTAAGCGTAGCCAGGCTCCCGCCTATACCAAATTTTATTTAATAAGTTTATCTTATATATTTATCTATTATATTATAATGCGGGTTAGAAACTTGACTGCAAGTGGGCGAGTTTCTAACCCACTAGTGGGCGAGTTTTTCGATTCGACAATTTTGTATTTTTTAGTTAAAAAGTTATAAAAACTTAATTAATATTTAATAAAATTTTTTATAAATTTTTTAAAAAAATTATAATAAAATTGTTGACATTTTTTTGTTAAAGTATTATACTTCATTACAGTATGAAGTATTCTAATCTATAATAAGGAGATACTATGAAATTTAAGATTATTGACATTAATGCTTTTAAGGCTTATGAAAAATTTATAACTAATAAATCTATTAGAGATGTGTTTATTTCAATAACAGAAGATGCTCTAGTAGTGTATTTAAAAGGAGCTACTTATCTTTCTAAAGTTATTTTTCCCATAGAATGCGAAGACTATAGTAATGAATTTGATAGCTGGTTAATTCCAGCAGATAAGTTTTGGGCTGTAATTAGACTTCTTAATGATAATAATCACACGTTTTCAATCCAGAAAAAAATGACTGGTTGTGGAACACTAGAAATAAAAATAAACAACGATGTTATTATTCTTCCTATAACTTTTAGAGATGATACTTTACGTCTAAGTTTTAGAAATATTTTTGACGAAGCTGAAAAAGTTGATAATTTCTATATTTATAAATTGTTTGCAAATAGAGAAGACCACAAAGATATTCTTTTAATGTTATATAAATTTATTCAAAAAGCAAATTCATTTTTTGGCTCTTCCATAATTGATATGATGTCTTTGCAGAGCGGAGCAATGATTATAAGCAATGAACGCATGATTATAGAAGAATCGATTCCATTTGGAGTTCCTCCAACCTATTTTTCTCCCTCACGAATTTCTCTTCTAAAAGATATTTTTAATACTGAGCACGAAGAGTATGAGTTAAGTTTTGCTCCTGATGGAAAAGCTCTTATTAAAGATAAAAATTTCTTAACTGTTTTTTCTTTTACTCAGCAGGAAACAGCACCCACACCGCAGATGATTGAAACATTAAAAGCTAAAGACCATCTCTTTTCTGTAAAAGCAAATGAACTTCTTAATCACATTTCCTTTTTTAATGCTTTCTATGATACGTCTAATAAAGCAAAAAAAATTAATTTGAAATTGAATTCTAAAGAAAATCTTTTGACACTTTCGTTAAAAGATACTGCTACATTTCAAGATAATTTTCTAGTTGAGCGAACATTTTCTGTTGAAATTGGAAAAGAACTAAAAGAGATAGGAGATGATTTTTTTGAACTATCTCTTAATTATTCAGATTTACTTTTTCTTGTTAAGGATGCGGAAAATGCAACACTTAAAGTACACTTTAAGAAAAATGCAGATGATATAAATAATGCAATTTCTGTAACATTAGATAAAAAAGAATCTGATATAGTTTATATTTTATCATATAGTAAGGTATAAGATTATGGGAATAGGCAAACCTACTACAGAAAAAGAATTATTTAGTTTACAAGATAAACTTTTTTCTTGTTATAATGAAACAGAAAAAGCTGAAATATCGAAACAATTTTTTAATTTATTATTTCAGTATACTCGTAGTTTGTTATTACAAGCTATAAAACGATTTTCTATTACTCTTCCCTCTGAAATTGTATACGATAAAACTATAGATATTGTTTTGCAAGTTTTAGCAAAAATACAAGAAGGAGAGAGAGTATACTTATCATTTGGAGGTTTAATTAATTTAAAAGTGTTGCAAGAGTTATTTTCAATTAAAAATAAAAGATTAGAAAAAATCTTACCACTTAATATTAAAAAAACATCACAAAATGATAATAAAGAAGAAATTGATATTTCAGATATTTTCAATTTAACTATGAATGCTTTTGGAACTCCAGTAAGTGAAAAAGACCCTCTTGAGCAAATAAATTTGTCAGAAGAATTAATTAATTCTATTATGACTGTAATTGAATCTATTTTTGACCCAGATGTTAAACTTTCTTTACATGATAAAATTATTTTATATTTTGGAGTTTATCATTCTATAATTAATAAAAAGAATTTCTTTAAATATAAAGAAATGTATATTTTGAATGATAAAATTTTAATAAATGCTTTTGATATTATCATGCAAGAAATATATAATATTTTAACAAATAAAGAAGTTTTATTGGATACTAAGCATAATAATCAATCTCACAAGTCTACTAAAAAAGTTCTTCTTAATTTCAGTAATAAAGAAGAATAAATTATTTTTTTTAAAAGCTATTTATAGGAGGTAATCGATGTCTAAAGAAAATGGGAATATTATAGATGAAGAGCAGATGATAAGCGAAGAAAAAGAAAATGATGATAAGAAAAATTTATTTGAGCATATTGTAGAATTTTATCTAGCTCATGGAACGAAAAAAACATTGGAAGCATTTCCGACTATTACAGAAGAAACATTAAATCGATATAAGAGAAAATATCGAGCAAAATATGATTCTTTTAACGATGTAATAGCAAGGATTATTGATAAGTTCTCAGAAGAAGATTTAGAGAATATAGCTCAATTAAATAATAAAAAAGATTATTATAAAATAAAAGATATAAGTTTTTCTGGGCAAGATATTAAATTTCTTGTGTTAGGAGATACTCATATCGGCTCTGTTTTTTTCGACCCTGTACGATTGCGTAGTGCTTTCGCAGAAGCTAAAAAAGAAAATTGTAATTTTTTTGTTCATGCAGGAGATATAACAGAAGGGTACATGAACAGACCCGATTCGATTTACGAATGCTCTGAAATTGGTTTTTCTTCTCAGCGAGATAAGGCTATCGAAATTCTTTCAGAATGGGGAAAGGATAAAAAAGGTTATCTAATAAACGGAAATCATGACCTATCATTTAATTCAAAGTTAGGTGCTGGTTGTAACATGGCACAAGATATTTGCGAAAAGTTAGGCAGTAATTTTGAATATCTTGGGGATGGTGAAGGATATTTAACTCTTAATGGTATCTCAATTAAATTATTTCATGGTGCTGATGCAGGAAGTTCTTATGCTCTTTCTTATCGCTTGCAAAGAATTATTAACAATATGAGTCCTGAACAGAAACCTAATATTTTAATTGCGGGGCATGACCATAAAAGTTTTTATATGCACTATCGTAATATTCATGCTTTGGCGTCGGGTTGTATTCAAAAGCAAACAGGTTATATGGCTCAAAAGGGGTTAATAGCGATGGAAGGTTTTTGGATAATTTCTATGCGAATTAAAGATAAAGAAGTTAAACGATTTCAACCTTGTTTTTATCCTTTTTACAAATAATATAAATTTTTTGTAATAACTAATTATAATGTCGTATACGGCAATAATACTTTTCCTATTTTCAATTAGGAAAAGTTTTGGAGGTTGCTAGTGCTAACTATTTCCATATTAAAATAATATTTCAAATAGGAAGAGAGTGCAATTCTCTCTAACCTCCTTTTTATAACAAAAAAAAAGTAATAAAAAAGGACGGATAAAGAAATGATTTTTCTAAACGAAGTTATTTCACCAAAACAATTTCCAAAGCTTTCTAAATCTTTATTTGATTATTTAATTAGTTTTGATAAGACACCAAATAATAAATATTCAGCGTGGATATTAAAAACATTCCAATTAGTGCTTTATTCATATTTTAAAAAACATAATATTGTATTTACAGATTTTCCTTTAACTTTACAAAAAGTAAATGATTTGTTATCAATACACGGCGATCACTATTTAGTAGATTTAGAAACTGAAATTAAAGAAAGTGCAAAAAATTTTAAATTATATGAAATGATTCAAAGAAAAAATTTATTTACAGATGAGCAGGAAAAAGAATTATATGGTTCAATTTATAATTTTAAAACATTTAAAGAATTTAATAATTTTATAGAAAGAAAAAAAGAACAGCTTAATGATATTCTGTCTGAAAAAAATATAAAAGTTAAAAAAATTTATGAAGATTCTGACTGGTTAATTATTATTCCTCTTAATTGGGAAGCTTCTAAAAAATATGGAAAAGGAACAACATGGTGTGTTACTTCTAAAGAAAGAGATTATCATTTTTGTAGATACACAGCAGATGGAAATTTATATTTTTTTATAAATAAAAAAATCAATTATAAATTTATAGCTAATGATGATACTTATGAAGTAATGGATGGTTCGGGTAATGAACTTTCTTTATATACGCTTATGAAAATAATTCCTAAAGGTGCTCGTGAAGCGTTAAAGCATACTTTATCAGGCTGGCTTTATTATGCTTGTTTCCTAAGAGACTGGTTAAAACATTTAGAAGAATTAGATGATTCAGTTATCTATGAAATAGTAAAAGATTTTTTTGTATATTTTTATTCTTCGAATTTAGTGAATGCTGATGAAACACGGTATCTATTGAGTACTTTAGAAGAATTGTTTTTGGGGTTTCCTGAAAAATTACTTGCTATTTTGTTTAGGTATAATGAGGATATTCAAAACCAATTTTCATATATGTTCGACGACTATCTTTATGAAATAGAAAAAGAAGAAGGTATAGAAATAAACCCAAAAGATTATGATGCTTATTTGGAAGATTTCTTAGCGAACATAGTTTGTAATATGCCTTTAAATGAAAAAGATATTATTACAATTTTAGAAAATTATAATTTAAATAGGTATGAAAACGAAGTTAATAGAGTTTTTCCTGCTTCTAACGAACGAGAATTTTTTTATTATAAAAATTATATGATAGAAGTTTTTAGATATATTTTAGATAGTATTGATAAAAAAGGAAAAAATTATGAAATATTAGCTGCTTCTATAGAGCTATTTGTTAGTTATAATTTTAGAAATTAAATTAAAGGAAGGAAATGTGTCGATTGAAGTTGAAAGGGGTATTTACTTTGATAGAAAAGAAAACCCTTTAATAGGAATTGAAAAAAAAGAGTTGTTAAATATATCATCCATGATGGTTGATTTTCTGGAAGGTGATGATAATTTACTCTCTAAAATGACTTCTTTTGATTTAACTAAAATTAGAAAAGCTTTATCTTTTATTAAAAATAACGAAAAAATACCGGAAAAAGATAAAGTTAGATTATTAGCAAATTCTTGGAAAATACATTGTAGAGCTAAACCTCCAACACCACAAGAATTTTTAACAGAAAAATATATTGGCCTTACTGCTAATTATAATTATGACCGTGTAAAAGATGTTATAATAAATTTTCTTGACCCTTCAAAACTTTATCGTAATTTAATTTTATATCCTGCTATCGGATTTGGAAAAAGTTATGCTTCTACTTTAATTACTTTATATATAACAGTATTAGTTTCTTTATTGAGAAATCCAAAAGTATACTTAAATCTTAACCCTGCTTCTGTATTAGTACAATTATTTTTAAGTTATAATTTAAAAAAATCATCAGAAGTTTTGCTTGAACCTGCTTTAAATATATTAGAGGTTTCTCCTTTCTTTGAAAGGGTTAGAACACAAGAGGCAATGATAAAAAAAGAAGTAGAATATCAACACAGTAATTATGTAGATAGAATATTTTGGACTACTGCCTCACCCTCTTCAGAAATTTCTTTTAGTAATGGATGTAATATTAAATTAGCTTCTTCAGTACAATCTCTTTTAGGGTTAACGGTTGTTTCTGGAGTTTTAAGTGAATTAGCTTTTTTTAGGGATGCAGGGAAAAGTGATGAATATATTATGCGAATTTTCAATGATTTAAAAGTTCGTGTTAATAGTCGTATGAAAAATAATTATTTAGGGAGGGTAATCCTTGATAGCTCTCCTAACGATATTGATTCCCCAATCGATAGATATTGTTGGTATGAAGCTCATAAAGACCCTTTAAATTATGTAGTTAAAGGAGCTAGGTGGGAATGGGCTCCAGAGGACTATGCAAATATTGATGAAAAGTTTCAAGTTTTTTTAGGAGGAAACGGAGAACCTCCACGAGTATTAGAAGAATGGGAAAAAGATAATTACGATAAAACTCAGTATTTAGAAATTCCAAAAGAATTAGTTTTGTATATGTCTTTTAAAAACGATGTAGTAAAAAGTTTAAAAGATATTGCAGGAATTCCACAAGGTGCAATGAATAAAATATTTCATAATTATCATATAATTGATAAATGTTTTGTCGATAAAATGAAAAATATTTATGGTTTTATAACTGCAAGGGCTACAGAATTTCCTGAAAATTTAATATGGAATCAAGTGCAAGATTTATTTTTTGTTCCCAATCAAGATACTTTTTTGTTTCATTATAAACCCTATCTTCCTAGAGTATTAAGCGTAGACTTATCTTATGCAAAAGATACGACAGGAATTTCTATGTGTCATGTTGAAATGCAAAAGGATTCGATAACAGGAGAATATAGACCTATTTTTATAATAGATTTTTCTATTCCAATTGTACCAGTTGATAGTGAAATAAATATAGATGCTATAAAATTATTTATTCTTGACTTAGTAAGAAAAGGTAATATTTTTTTAGAAAAAGTTTCTTATGACCATTTTGAATCTCACGGTACTGCTCAATTTTTAAAAAGAGAGTTAGGTGAAGAAATAATAACAGAACTGTCTGTTGATAAAACATTAGGTCCTTATACAAATTTTATACAAATAGTTAATCAAGGACGTTTGAGAGTAGGAAGAAATATTTTCTTAAAAAATAATTTAAAATCTTTACAATTAGTAAGAAGAAAACGAACTAATACGTATAAAATTGAACATACAATTGGGGATACAGGAAATGTGATGGGGGATTTAGCATGGGAAACTTCTTTAGTTGGTTATAATGCAAAAGACTTGTCTGATGCTGTTTGTGCTAGTGTAGAATTAGCAAATTTACATTTAGTAACACAAATAACCGAAGAATTTAAGGAAGAAGAATTAATTTTAACCGAAGAAGAAAAAGAAGAACGAATGAAAAAGAGATTAGAAGATTTAGGAATAAAAGTATGAAAAATATGTTTGACAAAGAATTGAAAATGTGTTATAATAATAATAGAGAGAAGGAAAGGGGGCAAAAAATGCAGAATATAATTGAAACTCTAAATCAAATTTTAGAGGAAGTAAGTGGTAATAATAAGTTTGTTCGGGAAGTAGATTATAATGTGTTTTCTTATCTAAAATTTTGGGTAAGAAAAAAGTGGTTTTCTTCTCTAAAAAATTTTATTTATCTTCTTTTTAAATATATATTTAGTTCTCCATCAGAAAAATTTTATATAAATATTTATAAAGTAAAAATTATACAATTTGCATATTCCTGGTTTGCAGAATGTCATTATTTAACTTTTTTAGCTAGCGAAAATTCTGTAGCAATAGCGTACACACAATGGGTTTCTAATTTAATGGAAATGTATTTACCCGAAATTGTAGACGATTGCTTTGTAGAATTTCCTAACGTTATACTAGGTTTAATAAAGCTTTATTCAGTTGTAGGTACTTCTTATAAAGAAAGCTTTTATAATTTTGCTCGTTTTGCAGTAAGTAATCAATCCATTTATAATTATTACACTAATTAAAAAAAGGAGAATGTATTGTGTCAGATTATTTATCGCAGATTAAGGAAATAAGCGAAGCTATTGATTCTGCTGTTTCAGGAAATCATAAAAAGTTCGATATGTATTTAAATGGCAGGGGAGATTCTTTTTATAAAGTGTTGCGTAAAAATGTCACATCTTTAGTGTGGCATATGTAGCAACACTACATAGATAACATTTTGAAAAATTATTATATTAACTAATTATAAAGGAAAGTATAATAAAAATTATACTAATTATAAAGATTATGATGAAGGCATACGAATACAGAATATATCCAACTTCTCAGCAAGAAGAAATCTTCAATCAAACTTTAGGTTTGTGTAGATTATATTGGAATATTGTTGTCTTCAACAAAAATCAAGACCACAATTTTCAGATTGAAGGTTATAAACAAATTTTCACAAAATATAAGCCTGACGCTTTAAAGTGGTCTAAAGATGCTGCCTGCTCAATACCTTTGGCACAAATGTGGTCGGATATAAGGGCAGCTTATACGAACTTTTTCAAATCATGCAAAGGTGTAAGAAAAGGAAAATTCTCTAAACCACCAAAATTTAAAAGTAAGAAAAATCCAAAAGACTCCTTCAGATATAGTTGTTCTAACTGTACACCAAAAATTGATAGGAACGGATTGTATCTAACAAAGAAACTAGGTTACATCAAAATATCTGCTCATTGTAGGTTCGCAGAAGGAAAATGGAAAAATATCACGTTCAGAAGAACTGCAACTGGAAAATGGTTTGTAAAAATTTGTGTAGAAAAGAAAGATGAACCTAAAAATAATAATGGTAAAGCAATAGGAATAGACTGGAACTGTAGAGACGAAGATTTCTTAGTAATGTCTAACGGCACGAAATTCAAGTGTCCTAGATTCTTACAAAGAAGTCAGAAACAGCTTAGTCACCAACAGAAAATAATGAGCAAAAGATTTGTGAAAGGTCTTGAAACTCAAAGTTCCAATTACTACAAACAAAAACAAAAAGTTGCACTTTTGCACGAGAAGGTTGCTAACCAAAGAAAAGACTGGTTGCATAAGCTTTCAAGGCAAATCTGCAATGAGTATGAAACCGTAGTGGTTGAAGACATCAACGTACAAACAATGTCAAGGATGAATCATGGAAAAGTTGTAGGAGACCAAGGTTTTGGTATGCTACGACAAATGATTGCTTACAAAGGTAATCTAGTAAAAGTAAATCCAAAAAACACTTCTAAGACTTGTCATATTTGTGGATTTATAAATCCAAAAGTAAAAGTAGGAATAAACTATTGGAAATGTCCTGTTTGCTCGACAGAGCACGACAGAGATATAAATGCAGCTCTAAACATACTTTCAAAGTATGTGACTAGTCGGAGCATAGTAGGTTGGGAACTTACCGAAAATACAAATGCCTGTGGAGTGCCACGCAGCACTGCGAAGCAGGAAAACGAACTGACATCGAGCGTTTAGCTCGTAAGCAGTTTGGAATGTCCCAGGTCTTTAGCCTGGGATAGCGTTCAATTCTACTATATTAAAGTGTAGTGTTTCGGAGGTGGAAAATGGAATACACACTAGGAATGCAAGTTCCATCTAAGTCTAAGAAAAATAGTTTAATAAAAGATTTTTTTATTTATCAAAAAATAAAAGATAATAGTCCTTTTGAAATTATTGTAGCTTTGGATAATGAATATCCACAAGCTTTGCTTAATTCTTTTCAGATATTTTTAGAAAAAGAATTTCCTTTAAATACAATAAAAATTATTTTAGCAGTTAAATCGAAACCTCCTAGACAAGCTACTTCTCGTTTTTATAAAGAAGAAGCTTATGATTTTTCTTCATACTTACCAAAAAATAATAAATATTTTATCATTTCTGTTGGGATGGCAATTTGTACAGTAAGTCGTTCTGTACAATTATCTGTGAGTGATTTTTATGATTTTGTCTTTAATAAAACTTATTTTTATGCTCCTTATTATAAAACATATTGTTTTCCAATTGATAATTTATATGCACTTTTTAAGAAAAATGAAGTATGGGTTCCTAAAGATGCTTTTAGATTGCATTTTACTAGATTACAATGTAAAACATTACGAGACAATGCAGATACGTTATGGGAAGATACATTAAGTTCTCCTCGTTATAAAATTAATATTATTGATTCAAAAGCAGATTTTATAAAAATTATGCAACTGTATGGAGATTATACAGGAATAACTGCATTAGATATAGAAACATCCTCGCTTTTATGGCATTCAGGGAAAATTGGTTGCTTTTCTTTTGCATTTTCCCGTAATGTAGTTTATTTTGTTCCCTCAATTGATTTAATAGATAAAAAAGATTTTGAAACATTTTTTAGTAATAAAAAAATAATAGGTCATAATTTTAAGTTTGATTATAAATTTTTAACTAATGCAGGATATAAAGTTCCGCTTCCTTATGATGATACGCTCCATCTTGGACAGACACTTAATGAAATGCGAAATAATAAGCTAAAAGCTTTAGCATTTATGTATACGAAATTTGGTGGCTATGATGATGCGCTTGATGATTATAAACAAAAGCATAAAATTAATTCATATTTAGAAATTCCTATGCCTGTAATGATTTCTTATGCAGGAATGGACTCTCTTGTTACATTTATTATATACGAAGAAATGATGAAACAAGTTGATGAGTTGGATAAAAAATTTCCCCCTCTTGAAGAAGGAGGTTGGACTATAAAAGAATTTCATAGGAATTTTTTAATTCCATACTATCAAGAATTTTGTACTATTGATACGAATGGGTTGTTTATAGATATAAATAAATTACATGAATTAAATAAAACTATTTCGTCCGATATAAAAGAGACCGAAGAAAAAATTAGAAAAAGTTTTAATTTATCACCTTCTTTTAATTTAGGTTCTCCTGTACAAGTATCGAAATTATTAGAAGAAGCAGGTTGGGAAAGCTTAGGAAAAAATAAACAAAATTTATATTTAACAGGAGATGACCAGCTTGTTAGATGGGGACATTTAGGACATAAAGAAGCTAGTTATTTTAGACGTTTACGAACATTATACACATTACAAAAAATGTTTCTAGGTAAAAAAGGTTGGGAAAATTATATTGTAGAACAAAATAATACTTATAGAATTTGTCCTACATTTGGAGTTGGGTACACTAAATCTAAACGAAATACTTGTAAATCTCCTAATTTGCAACAAATACCTGCTAGGGGTTTGTATGAGAGTGAAATAAAAAGTTTATTTATTCCTCCTGACCCGAATTATAGGTTTGCTACATTAGATTATAATTCTTTACAAATACGATTGTGTACACTAGACAGTATGGATGTATTTTTATCTAATCTTTATAAAAACGAACCTCTTGCTGATTTGCATTCTATAACGGGATATACATTGATTAAAAATCAGGAGTTAATATTTTATAAGCTTACTTTTGATAACGGAAATGAGGAAGAATTATATTCGGAAGCAGAGGTAATAGTAACAAATAAAAATAATAAAAAAGTAATTGTAACTTCTTTGGAAATAAATGATTTTATAGAAAATAAAGGTAAAATTATTTCTATTGAAAAAGTAGAAAGGAAATTAAAAGATGTAAAAGAATTTATAAAAAATAAAGAGTATGGATATATAGCTTTTATTAGACAGACGGCAAAAGGAGCTAACTTTTCGCTTCTATTTGGTGCTACATTTTCTACTTTTTCTAAGAGAGTGCTTGAATTAATTTGGACTGATGCAGATGCAGAAAAGTTTGTTGAATTAAATAAATTACACAAAATAAAAGAACAATTATTAGAAAAAGCTCGTGAAAAAAATAAATTAGATAGTGTAATGCCTAAAATTAATTTTTTAACTTCTGCTTATTATGTGAGAGATATATTTTTTAAGCAATATCGAGGGTTACAAGATAGAATTGAACGCAACATAAATTTTGCAAAAGAAAACGGATATGTTCGTACTGTTCACGGGGTTATAAGAAGAGTACCGATGTTGTTGCTGGAAGGAAAAGACGACGATTATGGGGAGATAAAAAATTATCAAAACATTACAGCAAATTCTCCGATACAATCGTTAGAAATAGTTAAAATTGGTACAGCTACAATTGAATTCCAAAAATGGTTAAGAGAAAACAATAAAAAGACGAAAATATTTAATACAGTGCATGATAGTATCGATTTTTACATATATTTACCGGAAGCTAAAGAAGTAATTCCTAAAATTTTTGAAACCTTTGCTTCCGACAAGGACTGGCAAAAAGGTATCCCGTTACCAATTGATATGATTGTAGGAGAAAAATATAAAAAAGGAGAAAAAGTAAGTACTTTTTTAGAAAAATTATCAAAAAAAAGATAAAAATTAAAAAAAGTACTTGACTTATTTTTTTATTTATGATACTATATAGGTATGATAGATGAAGAAAATATCTTATCTATCAGAAAGGGTTGTTAACCCCTTAAGAAAATTTTTAAGGAGGTAGCAAAATGGCTACAATAGACAAAATTATCGAAATGGCTAATAAGTCGGGATTTGGTTTCGTAGTAGATATGGCTAGGGAGTTGGCTCTCCTCGCTCGTAAAGAATACGACGAGGAAATGGCTCGGAAGCGAGCAGAAGAGGAGCAGGAGCAAGAATGTTGGAGCTCCCTAGAAGACGACGATTACGAAGACGATGGGGATTGGGAAGAAGATGGAGAAGAAGAGGAGGAAGATAAAGAGGATATGGAAAGGGTAAAAGGTGTTCATGTTATCTCTAATGTAAGAGATAACAATGGAAATCTAGTTATCGCAGTATCCTATGCAGGATATCCTGTGGATAACATTAAGGTAAAAACAGAGGGTATATCTCTTGTGGTAACTTTGGACCCACCAGAGGAAAACCCACTCAAGCTTCCAAAGAGAAGAACAGAATTCTTCATCTCGTCAAAAGACGACCGTGCAAATATTACATGCACGGCAAAAGATGGGGTTCTTACTATCAATATCCCTAAGAAATCAGAGGAGGTTATAGAGATAAAGGTAGAGTAGAATAAATAAGTGTATAATTGTTCAAAAAGAGAGGGAGAATGAACTCCCTCTCTTTTTTTTACTAATTAAATATAAGAAACTGTCTTAAAAGGATGTTATTATGAAAATTATAAATTTATCCGAAGGTAAAATTAATTATTCACAGAGAAATAATGAGTTAGACCCTATTAACACTTGCGTTCCTACTTCTTTGATAATGATGCTAGCTTATTCTGGTATTCCATTTCCAGAAAAAATGACACATAATCAGCCAGAAGATTCTTTAACTTATTTTTGTCGAAATAATCCAGAAGTGATTGATTTTTACCAAAATAACCCAGATTCTTTTATAAGGACCTGTTGGAATCAAAAAATTCCCGCTAATCAAGTTCATGCTGTTATGGAATTTGCAGTAAATAAATGGTTAGGTTTTAATCCGTATAAAATAATTTTCACTACAAATTCAAGCCTTATCTTTATGGTTAAATCTTTATTACAAAATAAAGCTGTTGTTTTATTAGGTGATTTTCCATATAAGAAAAATAATGGTACCGTTATAACTTTAGGTCATGCAGTTTGCCTTGTAGGATTTTCTACAAAGCAAGAAGACATAACAATTGATAATATTAATATCGCAGACATAACGAATGTTATAATAGATGACCCTTTTGGAGACTATAGAAGTAATTATTCTATAACTAAAGGTAATGATATTGTAATGCCCATGGAAGATTTTATTTCTATAATTAGGAATAAAAATAGTATAGCAAAATGGTGTTATTGTATAAAGGATTAAAATTATGGCACAAGTTCCTAGCGATGTTCAGATTAAATCAGGTTTTTTTCATTCTCTTGATATTACTGCAACCGAGAATAATCAATATCCTTTTGAATCTCTTTATAAAGGATTTCATAATTTAAATGGTGAAGAAATTTTTGGAGAAATTATTCCTTATGCAGTAGATGCTACTCAAGCTGACTTAAATGTAGTAAATAATCCCACTATTATTAAAAAATATGAACAAGTTTCTTTAACAGAAATTCCTGGAAGTAATAAACAGGCTTGGTATATAAACGATGGTGGAAAATTTATTAGACATTGGATTTCTCCTCAAGATATTCCTCATTCCATTACTGCTGACCCTTCTTATGGTTATCAAGCTAAATTATATAAACAAAATGATGAATTAATAACTCCGACTGAAGGTGTTTGGTTTTGTCGTTATTCTTCTGGTATAGTTCATTTTGCTCCAGGATATACACCCGACATTATGGGATACGGAACTCCAAAAATTACATGTTATGTTTATATTGGAAAAAGCATATATGATTTAATTGCTTCTGGTGGAGGAATTCCTGAAGCTCCAAATGATGGGAATGCTTATGCTCGAAAATCTTTAAATTGGGTAAAATTATTAAATGTTGTTAACAATACTTTTTCTGTAAGTTCTCCATTTCAAAGTGGAGAAACTTTAAATTTAACTACAGGAACGGGGTCGATAAGTGGTTCTTGTATTATTTCTGCTCCAGTAGTTTTACCGAATTCAGCTTTGAATTTTGAAGTAACACAACAAGTACAAATTTATCGTAATGGTTTATTGTTAGATAAAACAAGTGATGTAACGTATGTAGATAGTAATAATTTAATTTTAAATTTTCCTTTAGATATAGGAGAAACTTTAATATTCCATACAGCTATTAATTATTGATTTTTTTAATAAAATATTGTATATTATAAGTATCTTTATTAAATTGAAAGGGGAGAAAAATAAATGGTTGTACTTTCTTTGTTCGATGGAATAGCTTGTGGATATGAAGCTTTAAAACGGGCAGGAATAGAAGTAGATACTTATTATGCGAGTGAAATCGATAAATATGCCATTCAAATAGCTACTAAAAATCATCCTGATATTATTGAGCTTGGAGATATAAATAATTGGAAAAATTGGGATATTAAGAAACCTGATTTAATTCTAGCAGGTTCTCCTTGTCAAGGATTTTCTGTTGGGGGAAAGGGTTTAGCATTTGATGACCCACGTTCAAAGTTATTTTTTGTATTTGTTGATATTTTACGACATTATAACCCAAAATATTTTTTATTAGAAAATGTTAAAATGAAAAAAGAATGGATAGATATAATAAGTAAACAATTAGGAGTTGAACCTGTTTTGATAAATTCTGCTCTAGTTTCTGCACAAAATAGACAACGACTCTATTGGTGTAATTGGAGTGTTAATCAGCCGGAAGATAAACACATAATGTTAAAAGATATTGTGCATGAATACGAGGCTATTGGAGTATTAAAAAATAATGGGAGCTACTATATCAAGGAAGACAAAGCTAAATGTCTGGATGCTAATTATGCGAAAGGTGTTGATAATCGTGGAATGAGAACTATGATAATGCAGCAATTAAAGCCTTATATTGTTAGTGTAGATAAAGCTAATATAATCATGCAATCCGAAGTTGCTCGACATAAGATAGATTATATCGGGAAAGATTCGCAAGCCAATAGAATATACAGTATACATGGTAAGGCGGTAACATTATTAGGGAGTGCTGGTGGTGGAGCTGTTAAAATGGGTCAATATCTTTTTGGTTGTATTTCGCCAGAAAGAGTTAAAAAGCAACAAAACGGCCCAAGATTTAATAATGGATTAAAAGCGAATACATTAACGACTGTAGATAGGCATGGGGTATTATTAAATGGTTACATTAGGAAGCTAACTCCTGTTGAATGCGAAAGATTACAAACATTGCCAGATGGATATACTGAAGGAGTTAGTGATACGCAACGATACAAAATGCTTGGAAATGGATGGACTGTAGATGTTATAGCGCATATATTACGATGTATAAAAGATTAAAAAAAAGGAAGGTAAACTATGAGTAAGAAGTATAAGTTTTTAATTAGGGAAGCTTTGGAAGAAATTGACCTTGATGCTATTTCTAAAGAATATGAAGACCCAGAAAAAATGAAAAAGAGGAAATTCCTTAAAAAATCAATAGAAGAATTATTAGAAAAAGATTTTAATATAGAAGGAAATTATATAATCAATAAAGATTCTACTGTCTCTGTTGATGGAAATGTGGAATGGAAATCAAATAAACCTAAATTGTCTGTTACATTTTCAGAGGTAACAGGAAAATTCAATTGTTCAAATTCAAATTTAGAATCATTAGAAGGTTCCCCAAAAAAAGTAAAAAAATTTTATTGT